AGAACCGTTACCAGAGACACCTGCGCCAGAAGTGCGGGTTGATATTGCGGGCGTTGAGACTGTCAAGGAAACGGAAGCGCAAGCCGAAGCAAGGTTGCGCGATGAGAAAGGGCGGTTCGCCGCCAAGGATTCCACGGCGCAGGATGTCCCATCGGTAACGACGGACCCCGCTCCCCCCGTAGCGGCTTCGCCCCCTGCCGCCGTGGAGTCTTTAAAGCCGCCGTCATCGTGGAAAAAGGATTATTGGGAATCGTTCGGGAAACTTGATCCCAACGTTGCCAAGTACATCCACGAAAGAGAGCAGCAATTCGCTTCAGGCGTAAGTACCTATCGCCAGGAAGCGGAACGGGCGAAAGAGATATGGGGCGCAATCGCTCCGTTTCAGCAAACGCTACAGCAGCACGGCATCCAGCCGAGTCAATGGATAGGTCAATTGGGACAAGCGCACATGCAGCTTGTCCAGGGAACGCCGCAGCAGAAGCTGGCGATGTTCCAGAAACTCGCACAGGACTACGGGGTAAGCCTGGAGTCTGTGCAATCGGGTCAAGTCGGCCCGGTCGAGCAATATTTATCACCGCTGCAAGAGCAAGTGAGACAGTTGCAAGGGCAGTTCTCCAACTACCAGCAACAAATCCAGCAGCAAGAGCAAGCGGCGACGATGAAACAAATCGAAGAGTTTAAGGCTACGGCCACTCACTTCGATGAGGTGCGGGAAACGATGGCGGGACTACTCTCAGCCGGGTTAGCCGATGACCTCCCAAGCGCCTACGAAAAGGCTCTTCGCATGAATGACGATCTATTCGCCCAGGCTCAACAGGCCAAGGCGGCAGATGCTGAAAAAGCGCGTCAGGAAGCCGAAGCAGCCCGAGTCAACAAAGCGCGTGCCAATGCTGTGAGCGTGAAGGGGTCTACACCCATCGGAACGACCACGACAAAAGCCAACCAAGGTCTGCGTTCCTTGCTTGAAGAACAGATTGATTCTGTCTTTGCAGGAGCCAGGGTTTAACTCGACATTTAAGGAGTCTTAATCATGCCGGCATTTGCAAATACCGCAATTACCGACATTATCGCTTAACGAAAAGCGGCTAGATATTCCTCTGTAATCCGGTTTTTCTTCTTGCGGTTCTCGGTTGGGGTCAAGTATTGAAGATTCCACGGAACATGCAAGCCGGAAACCCGGCGACCATCAATAACGCCCCGCAACGGAACGATGTGATCCACTTCGTAACCTTTGGGGCACTTAGCATGAACCTCAAGGATAACGTCTAGATTGACCCATTTAGGAGTCTTGTCTTTGACATCCTTGCGGCGGTAATACTTGCGAGCCGGATTGTTCGGGTCATTGGCCCAACGCTCCCGTCGCGCTTGATTGATTTCCGCTTGCCTGTTGTCGTAGGCGGTTTTCTTCTGCGTGGCAACTTTCTCGCGGTATTCCGCTTCGTTGGCGTATTTCTCGCGCTTCCAGTCGTTCACGTATTCGGCGTATTTGCCGAAATAGCGTGGCGCTCTGGCGCGAAGGTCAACGAGGGTGCAGGGTTTGCATTTGTGGCTTACCGTGTCCAACTTTTTGTAAAAGTCGGAACGTGGTTTTTCAATGTCGCAGACAGGGCAAACCTTGAATTGCTTGAGTTTTGGGCCGGGTTTCATAACAGAGATATTATAGCATCTAAGGCGATGTAAAACCGCGTGAATTGCTGGAAAACCTGACCGGGTAATGCCGAAGACAATCAGCAGCCAAGCGCCGCAGGAATGCGGTGAAGGTTCAACGACTAGTGCATGGAGTCCAGAACGGACGGTAAAGCACCACGAGCGCGCGGGACTCAAAAGAGTCATGAGATAGTCTGAGCTGCATGGAAACATGCAGAAGCACCGGATAAAGAGCCGATGCGATAACACAACTGACCACGATTCAAAATCGTAGTGGAGTACTCGCTGACAACTTCACCAACAACAACGCCCTTCTGCGCCGTCTCAAGCAGAAAGGCAACGTGAAGCCATTCAGCGGCGGTAATGTCATCCTGCAAGAAATCGCTTACAACGATTCCACCACTGCCAACGTTAACTCGTACAGTGGCTTTGAGGTTATCGGCGTTGGTCAAAACAGCCCGATTTCCGCTGCTCAATTCGGTATCACCCAGTATGCCGCCGCAGTCACCATCAGCGGTTTGGAAATGCTCCAAAACTCGTCCAAAGAGCAGATCGTTGACCTGCTTGAAGGCCGCGTCAGCATTGCCGAAGGTCAACTGATGAACCGTCTGTCCGCTGACATCTATTCGGATGGTCTTGGCAACGGTGGTAAGAACCTGGCCGGTCTGCAAATCGCCGTGCCGGATACCCCGACCTCGGGTACTTACGGCGGTATCAACCGCGCCAACTTCTCGTTTTGGCAGTCGCAGTCCTACTCCGGCGTGACCAATGGCGGTGCCGCTGTGTCCGCGGCGAATATCCAGCAATACATGACCGCCTTGGCGATCAAGCTGGTTCGCGGCACGGACAAGGCCGACACCATCGTCACCGGCGCGACGTACTTTCAGTACTACGTCAACTCGATGCAAGCCATCCAACGCGTCATGTCGGATGGTTCGGGTGATGCGGGCGCTGGTTTTGCCTCGCTCAAGTTCTACGGCGGCGGTCAATCTGCTGACGTGATTCTTGACGGCGGTATCTACTCCGGCGGCGATACCGTCAACGCTTCGTGGTCCGGTGCATCGGCTACGAGAATGTATTTCCTGAACACGAACTACATTTTCCTGCGTCCGCACGGTAACCGTAACTTCGTTCCCATTGGTGGGGATCGCATGCCCGTCAACCAAGACGCCATCGTGAAACTCATCGGATGGGCCGGTAACCTCACTTGCTCTGGTGCGCAGTTCCAGGGCGTGCTTATCGCCTAAGGGAGAATAAATCATGGCATTCACTCCCACCCGTCACATGATTGGCGCGTTTAACGTGTCGGTAGTTGATACCGGCATCATTCCGCCCAATTCCGTGTCTACTGGTTCCACCACCACGATCCCTACCCCTCCGTTTGTGCCGGGGCAGGTCGTGACCGCAACTGATCCGACTTTCGGAGAAGGCGAATTCATTCTTCTGAATGGCGTCGCTTCTACCGTGGTAGGTTCGCTTGTGACCTACAACACCGCTTCCTTTACCACGACCCTGTGCCCGGTAACGGCCAATCTGGGTCAGCCGGTTGCGGTGGCGATGTCCGCCAACAACGCTACGACTTCGTGGGGTTGGTATCAGATCGGCGGCGTTGCGGTGGTCAACAAGTCCACCGGCTTGGGTTTGGCTAACAACGTGGCTCTGGGGATCAACTCCACCGCCAAGGTTGGCACTTCAGCGTCGGGCAAGCAGATTCTTGGCGCTCGTACCGCGAATAGCACTGTGTCGGCAACGACTACCGTGCGCGTGGTTCTGAACCGTCCGCACCTGCAAGGCCGCGTGACCTAAGCTGTACTCGCAGCAAATCAAGGGGAGGGCTTCGGCTCTCCCCTTTTTTTTGGAGTTTCCATGCAGATTGAGACTACTCTCAATGTGTCAGATGATGTCCTGTTCGGAAATATCTTTGAGAACAGCCGCAAATCATTCAAGTGGGTCAAAGAGATTCCCAAGCATGACGGTCACGCCGTGATCGTTGGCGGCGGGCCTAGTGTGTCGGATTGGATTAACGAGATTCGATCCCGCAAGGCGATGGGGCAAACGATATTTGCCCTCAATGGCGCAGCGGAAATGCTGTACAACCTCGGCATTGAGGTGGACCATCTGGTGGTGGTGGATGCAAGGCATGTGAACGTCAAGTTCCTTGGGTACGCCAAGCATGATTACCTGTCCTCGCAATGTCATCCCGCGTTGTTTGAGCGCACCGGCAACGCGACGTTGTGGCACCAGCAATACCCGGATGACATGGAACGCTTCGATGCGTGCCTGCCGGAGTATCCAGACGAATACGCTTTGGTCGGCGGTGGTACGAGCGTTGGACTCAGCGCAATGGCGCTGGCGCACATCCTTGGCTATCGGATGCTGCACCTGTACGGGTTTGACAGCTCGTACAAGGACGGTCAGACGCATGCTTACGAGCAGTCGGATCCGCAATGCGTCGATTGCGACGTGACGGTGGCCGGCAGGACGTTTCGTACTTCGTTGAGCATGGCGCAGCAGGCGGAGCAGTTTGTCAAATTGTCGGACATGCTGCTTGATGATGGATCGTTCATCACGATTCGCGGCGACGGGCTGTTGCCGTGGACTTCCCAGATGAGCGCGGTCAAGCCGGAACCGATGGCGGAACAGGACAAGTACAAGCGCATGTGGGACATCCCCGATTACCGGAATGTTTCCCCTGGCGAAATCGTTGCGCCGATCGCGTGCTTGCGGATGGATATTCGCCCGAGCGATCATGTGCTGGACTTTGGCTGTGGTACGGGGCGCGGCGGGTGGCGGATTGCGTTGTATCGCCAATGCGACGTGACACTGCTGGACTTTGCAGAAAACTGCCTTGACGCTGAAGTCAAAGACAGCATCGGGCCTCGATTCACGTTCCGGCAGGCGGATTTGACGCGGCCGATACCGGCCAGCGGCACAAAGGGATTTTGTGCGGATGTGATGGAACACATTGAACCGGAACAGGTCGATGCGGTTCTGGAACACATCACCGCGTGCGTCGATCAGTGCTTTTTCCAGATCAGTCTGGTGCCCGACAACATGGGCGCTCTGATTGGGCAACCCCTTCATTTGTCCGTGCATCCGCATGGGTGGTGGGTAGGAAAGTTGTCCAAGTTTGGCCGCGTTCTTTGGTCTGCCGACTACGGCGACCACGCTCTTTTCCATCTCTCAACTACTTGAGGAAAACAATGCTCGCATCTGATCTGAATAATCCAGAATTTGTCGGGGCAACCAATCCCGACTCCTTGCTGCAAGTCGAGTTTTACGACCACGCCGCGTTGGACACGTGGAAAACGCAGGAAACCGGCATCAAGGCGTATCGCCCCGAATGCCCGTTCATCCGCATGTCCGTGCCTGGCAATCAGTTGTCAACGGTCGAGCGCCCCGCGGATGAGCGGGACACCAAGCGCTTTCCTCGGGAATGGCTGGTCTATCAGATGAAAAGCGGCAAGATCGCCCAAACGCAAGACTTGCCGACCGATACGCCGATCGCCAAATTGGGGTTGGACGAGGAAACCGTCCGCCAGTTGGCTTACCTGCGTTTCCATTCGGTCGAAAGACTTGCGCACGCAAACGACGCGCAGTTGCAGGGGATCGGAATGGGCGGTGTCGGGTTGCGTGACAAGGCGCGGGCTTATTTGGGTGAGCAGAAGGTCGTAAACGCCCGCAAGGAAGTGGACGAACGCGACGCACGCATCAGGTCGCTGGAAGAAAAACTGGAGCGTCTGCTGGCATTGGCCGAAAACGAGCCAAAACGCGGACCGGGGCGCCCGAAATCGGATGAAAGGCAAGCTGCGTAATGACCACCATGCTGCAACTCGTACAGCAGGCTACGGCGGAAATGGGGATAGGTGTTCCCGCCTCCGTCGCCGGCAATACCAACTCGGCGGTGGTGCAGATTCTTGCGCTGCTCAATTCGGTTGGGTACGAGATACAGCGTGTACATCCGTGGCAGTCGATGAACAAGCAATACGTCATCACTGTCCCGGGAACTATCGTAATCACCGGAAACACGGTCGCAGGTTCGTCCTCAATTACCGGTGCATCATCCATTGCCGGGATTGATACGAACTACACCGTGACCGGAACGGGCATGAACCAGGGTACTTATGTCGGATCCGCGCCTTCGGTAACGACGATTCCATTGTCCCAACCGGCCACCGCGACGGGTTCGGCAACTTTCACGTTCACCAAAATCAAGTACGCCATGCCGTCGGACTACGACCGGCAGATCAACCGCACGCACTGGGACAAAGGCAGGCACTGGGAGCTGCTCGGGCCGGTCACCGCGCAACAATGGGAATGGCTGCAATCGGGATATATCTCGACCGGGCCGCGCATCCGTTACCGGATTTTCGGCAACCTGTTCCAGTTGTGGCCTGCGCCAGCGGCAGGCACTGTCCTTGGGTTTGAATACATCAGCAACGCGTGGGCCGCAGACACCACAGGCACGGCCAAGACGGCATTCACCCAAGACACGGATACTTGCGTATGGCCTGACCGCCTGATGGTGCTGGGATTGAAAGATCGTTGGTACAAGGTCAAGGGATTAGGCGACGTTTACCGCGAGGATTACGAGCGCGAACTGGAAATGGCAAAAGCCAACGATTCCGGCGCGCAAACCCTGTCAATGGCTCCAAGTGTGCAGGGTATTCTGTTGACTGCTGACAACTTGCCGGATTCGGGTTACGGCCTGTGAAAGCACGCGCCCTAACGCGAGTCGTTACCGCTCCTGTCGGGGGCTGGAACGTCCGCGATTCCATCGCTATGATGAAGGAAACCGAAGCGGTCCAACTGGATAACTGGTTTCCGACTACGACAGATTGCGTGATCCGCAAGGGCGATACGCTTCAAGCGTCGGGGATTTCGGGCAATGTTCACGCGCTGATCGTCTATAACCCGCCGTCGGGCGCAAAAAAACTGTTCGCATTCACGGACAGCGGCAATCTTTACGACGCCACCACCGCAGGCGCTGCGGTCGGCGCTGCGTTGATTACCGGCCTCAGTAACGGTAAGTGGCAATACATCGAGTATGGAACTGCGGCGGGGCAATTCATCCTGGCGGTGAACGGTGCTGATCCGATGCTGCGGTACAACGGCACGAACTGGATCAGCGTGCTATCAACCACCACCGGCGCGACGGTCAGTTCGCTGGTAGGAAATGGCACGACGGTCACGGTAACGACTTCAACGCCGCACAAATTGCAAACCGGCAACACGGTCACCATTTCCGGCTGCGCGACGGTCGGCTACAACGTCGGGCCGGTAGCGATCACCAAAACCGGCGCCAACACGTTTACCTATGTAAATGCAACGGTCGGGGCAGCTGGTGGAACGCCTGCCTATACGGTATCGGCCGGCGAAGTCATTACCGGCATTGACCCGGCGACCTGCTTCAACATCAACGCGTTCAAGCAGCGTGTATGGCTGGTGCCGAATAACTCGTTGTCGGCGTGGTACTTGTCTGCTTCCGCGATCAGCGGCGCGGCAACCGAATTCCCGATGGCTGCGTACTATCCCGAAGGCGGCTCGTTGTTGTCGATCGCCACTTGGACCATTGACGCGGGCGTCGGTATTGATGACAACGTGTGCTTCATGTCAACCGAAGGCGAAATTCTGGTTTACAAGGGAACCGATCCGTCCAGTTCCACGACATTCGCGCTGGTAGGTTTGTTCCGCATGGGCAACCCCATCGGAGCGCGATGCCAGATCAAATACCTGGGCGATGTGTACGTCATCACTGATTCCGGTGTTGCGCCGTTGTCTCAAGCGATTTTGACCGCTCAAGTCACGATCAAGTCGGATGTGACGGACAAAATCCAGCAGGCGATTTCTACGGCGGTGCAATCAACGCGCAGCAGTTTTGGATGGCAATTGCTGCCGTACCCTGCTCAGAACATGCTGATTGTCAATGTTCCCGGCGCAACGTCAAGCAGTCCCAATTATCAGTTTGTGATGAACACCATCACGGGCTCATGGTGCCGGTTTCTGGGGTGGAACGCGTTTTGTTGGGAGGCGCAGGGCAACAACATCTATTACGGAACCGCGGGCAACGTCTATCGCGCATGGTCGGGTACGACAGATCACGGATCGGCCATTGTGGCCGAAGCGATTCCCGCGTTCAACTCGTTCGGCAATTCGTCTCGAATCAAGAAATTCAATGCGGCACGTCCCATCCTGTTGACTGACGGTTCGCCCACGTTGCTGGGTGACGTGAACGTCGATTTCGACACCACCGCTCCGACAGGCAGTTTGTCGTATGCGCCGCCGACCAGCGCAATGACGTGGGGTTCAATGACGTGGGGGTCAATGGTGTGGGGAGGCTCCTACACCGTTCAAAAGGATTGGCAGTACGTCGGCGCGGTGGGCTATTGGGGCGCATTTCATTTCAAAGTGCAGAACAACGGTTCAAACGTGAACTGGGAATCAACGGATTACCTGCTGGAAGCGGGCGGAATCATCGGGTGATCGTTCACGGTCAAGAAGTTGTGGAATGGGTTGCCGCCAGAACGAACGATTACGGCAACTACGGCGCAGCGCAGGGTATCGGCGTTGTGCGGGATGGACAGCTAATCGGCGGTGTGGCGCTGAACGAATACAACGGGGCCAACATCAACATGCACACCGCGGCAAGCGTCAGCAATTGGCTCTCGCGTGAATACCTGTTTTGCATATTTGATTATTGCTTCCGGCAACTCGGCGTCAACCGGGTAACGGGATTGGTGGGCGAGGGCAACACGCACGCTCGCAGGTTCAATGAAAAAGTGGGGCTGGTTGAGGAAACCCGGTGCAAACGGGCGCATCCGACCGGCGATCTGATTGTGTATGTGATGTGGCCGGAGAACTGCAAATGGCTCAAATGGAACCGATCTACTTCGCGCCCGAGCGCGTAGGGCGTCACGGCTGGAAGTTGTACAAGGACAGCCCCAGCCCGCCGCCCGCGCCTGATTACACAGGTGCTGCAAACGCCACTGCTCAAGGAAATCTTGATGCCGCTCGCGTAGCTGCCAAAGCAAACCGGCTCAACCAGTACACCCCTTACGGTTCGATCACCTATACCAACGGCATCAACGGAGATCAGGATCAGTGGCGCATGGATACGTCACTGAATCCTGCCGGTCAAAAGATTTTTGACGCTAACCAAAACATTCAAACCGGACTGCTGGACAGCGCACAAACCGGCATTGGAGCGGTGCAAAAAACATTGAACAACGGCGGCGGCATCGACACCTCCCAACTGGCGCGCACCACCGTCAATCCGCAGGAAACCGGGCAAGATGCAATCCTGCGGCGAATTCAGCCGCAACTAGACCGGGACCGCGAATCCTTGCGCACGCAGCTCGTCAACAGCGGCTTTCAAGAAGGCTCGGAAGGCTACAACCGAGCGATGGATCAGGCCAACCGTCAAGCCAATGACGCGTATTCGCAAGCGGCATTGCAGGGTATTGGGCTGGGCCAGCAAGCGCGGCAGCAGGGCATTCAGGAGCAGGCTTACCTTGCCGATCGTCCGCTCAACGTGGTCAATGCCTTGCGGACGGGGAATCAGACGCAACTGCCGCAGTTCCAGCAGACGCCCAACCAAACGACCACGGCAGGGCCGGATCTGCTTGGCGCTGCCAACATGCAGTACGGCCAGCAGATGAACGCTTTCAACGCGCAGAACGCAAACAACGCCAACATGATGGGCGGTTTATTGAGCCTGGGTGGCAAGCTGGGCGCTGCGTACATGGGAATGCCTACGCCTTAAAGGAATTAAATGTCCACAATGCCCATGAGCGGCGGTTACGCCGACTACGACCTCGAGAACCAGCAACTGGAGCGCCGCCGCCGCATGGCGGAAATGCTTGCGCAGCAGGGCATGGGCGACATGCCCAAAGGCGGCATGGTCGGCAATACCTATGTCGCGCCGAGTTGGACGCAGCAACTTTCCGCGGCATTGGATAGCCCGCTGGCAGCGTATCAGATGAAGGGGATTGACCGGCAGCAGAAGGAACTCGGGCAGCGCAAGCAAACGGAAATGACCGGCGAGACGCAGCGACTCGCCGATGCGTTGTATGGAAGGAAAGGCGATCAACTGCCACCAGATGTTGCAGGCCCGGTGCGCCCAGATATGGCGCCTGACATGGACGCGGCGCGGCGTATCGCGCTAACCGGCAAAAGTCCACAGTCGCAATTTGTGTCTCAACAGATGCTTGCTGCCGCGCTCAAACCTGCTGAAAGCCCATACGCAAAGATTGATCCTTCCAAGTTCACGCCTGCAAGCATTCAAGCGTTTGCGGCGGCTGGCGGTAAGGATATGGGCCTTTTGGTGCCGCGTGAAAAAATCGTTTTTGACAATCTTGGCGGCAGTGGTCAATACCGTGGCGAGTACAGCAGTGCGCCTGTCGGTACAGTTGCCAAGACTGCGCCCCCGCTTGCTGCGGATTCCATTGTGAAACTTGATGCAGCCGGGAATCTTGTTGAGAACACGCCGGTTACGTCCATCAAGGGACGTCTTGCCGAAAAGGGCGCTACTCGCGTCGATGTCAAGACTAATGTCAAGACCGGCGAAAGCCTTGCGGGGCAAGTAGGCCCAATGATGCGAGATTCTGCGTCTGCCGCTGAAGGCGCGGTGAAACAAGTAGATGCTGCGCAGCGCATCGTTAATGCCGTTGATAGCAACAAGATCATTGCTGGCCCCGGCGCGACCCCACAAGTGTTCTTAAAGCAGTTGGGGCAGAAAATGGGAGTAGGCGGCAAGGATGACCCGGAAATTCTTGCTAACACCCGCTCCGCGATTCGCGGGCTTGCTGAATTGACGTTGCAAGGACGCCAACAAATGAAGGGGCAGGGGGCAATTACCGAAAGCGAAGGCGAACTGGCAAAGCGCGCCATGTCGGGGGATATTGACGGGCTTACTCCTGCGGAAATTAAACAGCTTGCCAAAGCCTCTGAACGCGCGGCGCGGTTCAATTATGCGTTGCATGAGCGCAAGATGCAGACCATGCGGCAAAACCCCGACCTTGGAGGCGTTGCGCCGTTTTACGAAGCCCCGGCGATGCCTGCGGAAGTTGCGCCAGGATCGGCGGTCAAGGTGTATGACCCTGCTAGTGGGACGTTCAAATAATGGTGCAACGTGTAGAGGTTCCCGGCGCGGGCGTGCTGGAATTCCCTGATGGGATGACCGACGCACAGATGGCGGCGGCTATCCAAAAGAACTTCCCGCAGATTCACGAAAAACCCCAAGAGGCAGGACCGACCTTGCGCCAGAAGGTACAAGCATCCGCGCCTATGCGGGTAGTTCAGGGCATGCGCGACCCTATTGATGCAGGGGCGCAATTGCTGCCTCGCGGATTGTCCGTGCTTGCGTCAGGTGCGGGAATGTTTCCGAACCGGGTTAGCGAATGGCTGGACAAGGAAGCCAAAAGCGTTGACCAGGGCGTAAAGCAGAACGAGCAGGAATACAACGCGGCGCGTAAGGCTACGGGTTCGGAAGGATTTGACGTCGCCCGACTGACCGGCAATGTTCTAAGCCCCGCAAACGCGGGCGCAGCGGCTTTGGTGGGGGTTCCGGCAAAAGGTGCGGGGGTACTAGCCAATGCGGGGCGCGGCTTCGTTGGTGGCGCTACAGGCGGCGCGTTAACGCCAGTTGTGGATTCGGAGAACTTCGGCGGCACCAAGTTTTATCAAACCCTTGGCGGCGGTGCGGCTGGCGCTGTCTTTGCGCCGATTGCCAATAAAGCGGTTGAAGCGGCGACCCCGTTGGTTAAGGCGTTAGTAAACCGCGCCACTCCAACTCCGATGTTGACGGCTCGCGCCAAGACTCAGGTTGGCGAGGCGTTGACTGATGTAGAGCGCGACATTGGCTCGCCTATGGTTTCCGCGATTGGCGAAAGCAAGGGTATTGCGATTGCGCCGGGGTTGCAGGCCAAACTCGAAAAGGAAGCACTTGAGGCGCTGAAGTCTGGCAAGAAACTAGATGTCCAGGCGGCACTGCGTAAAGCGGACTTTGACGCACTCGGCATGCAGCCGACACTTGGACAAGTGACACGCGATGCTACACAGTTCGCCCGAGAGAAAAACATTCGGGGCGTTCAGGGCGTAGGTGAGCCGGTGCAACAACGATTTGACGCGCAAAACGTCGCGCTGCAACAAGGCATGCGTCCTATTGCGGCGGGTGCAAAAAGCGAGTTTCAAGCTGGTGACGAACTGATTTCGGCCTTGCGCAAGGTGGATGAGTCCATGCGTGGCACGGTTTCCGCTGCGTACAAGAACGCTCGAAACGACGCCGGCAAAGACCTTGAATTGCCGTTGCAGGGACTCGCACAGGATTACGCGGCTGTCGTTGACAACTTCGCGGACAAAATTCCTAACGGGGTGCGCAATCAATTCAAAGCTTTGGGGTTGGAATCGGGCACAAAGCAAAAGATTTTCACGCCTGAAGAAGCCGACCGTATCATCAAGGTTATTAACGACCACGTTGGCAGCGACAAGGCGACCAACACCGCATTGGACGCCCTGCGGGGCGCGGTAAAGAAGTCCGTGCTTGATGCGCCTGCTACTGATGTGTTTGAACCTGCCAGAAAAGTTGCGGCGGCACGTTTCAAAATGCACGACGCTATTCCGGCGCTAGAAGCGGCGGTTCAAGGCAAGATCGCCCCGGATGACTTCGTAAACCGTTATCTGATCAACGGCAAGACCAAGGAAGTGCAAGCCTTGGCGTCTGCATTGAGCGAAAGCCCTGAAGCGAAACAACAGGCTCGCGCACAGATTGGCTCTTATCTTCAACGAGCGGCATTTGGCGAAAACGTGGCTGGGGACAAGTTGTTTACCCCGGAAAGGTTTTCTAAAGCGTTGCGCGATCTTGGCGACGAAAAATTAGGCGCGTTCTTCACGCCCGCCGAAGTGGGCAAGTTGAAAACCGTGATGCGTGTTGGCTCTTACATCAACAGCACGCCGACATCTTCGCCTGTTTCTACCTCAAACAGTCAAGCATTACTTGCGTCGATGCTTCTCAAGATACCGGGCATCGGTGATCTTGGGCGGGCGGGAATTGCGGTAGGGGGTGCGGCTAAACGGGCGGTGCAGAACGCGAATGCCGTTGAAACTGCACTGCAAGCAAAAGCGCCTCCAGCCGCCGCCGACATATCGCCCGAAACTGCGCGCCGTTTGGCGCAACTTCTCGGCGCGAGCGTTCCTGCTGTCGGCGGACTCGCCGCGATCAGATAGCAAGTAAGACCAGAGTACGACGCCACAGCCAGTTGCGGCTGCGCGTAACAGTTCGTCCATCACCCCATTCTAGCCGCCTTCGGGCGGTTTTTGTTTTTTAGGAGGCCACTTTGGCGCGCAACGGATCAGGCACATACAGTTTGCCAGCAGGCGGATCGTGGTATCCGGCAGTCAATGCCGTATCGGCAACGGTAGCGGATTGGAACACGTTGATTGCAGACGTGGCAAGCGCACTAACCAGCTCGGTGGCGGCAGACGGCCAGACCGTCATGTCGGGCAACCTCAACTTCAATTCTTCTTATCGCCCTTACAACGTGGCAAATGCGTCGGCCACGGGACATCCGGTGGTGTACGGGCAAGGGTCGTGGAGCCTGGGCGCGGGAACGCTGACCGGCACACTGACAGGCACTGCAATATCCCTGTCGGCAACGCTTTCTGTTGGTACGACTTCGACATTTACCGGAGTTGCAACCTTTACCGCGGCTCCGGTGTTTACCGATGCCGCGGGAACGAGAACGGCACTTAGCGCGGTGGGAACAGGCGCTACGACCACATCCGGGTTGACGATGGCGACCGCTCGAATATTGGGGCGCACCACGGCGGGAACGGGCGCGATTGAGGAGATTTCTGTTGGAACGGGGCTTTCGCTTTCGGCGGGTTCTTTGACTGCTACGGGGTCAATTACTCTCCTGGCTACACAAGCATCGACCTCTGGAACGGCGATTACATTTACCGGCATTCCTGCAACGGCAAAGCGGGTCACGATCAACCTATCTAGTGTGTCAACAAGCGGCACATCAGTTGTATGTCTGCGGGTCGGTAGCGGCAGTATCAACTCGTCCGGTTATTTGGGGTCATCCAGCATCGGCGGTGTTGTCACAGTCAACACAACCTATTTCGGTTGTGAGGACGGCGCTAATGCTGCGGCAGTGCGGCATGGCATCTTGACCCTGACGCTACTGGAAGCTGCGACAAATACCTGGGCAATGACCGGATTAGTTGCGCGCAGCGATGTGGCGTCGATAACGCACTCGGGCGGCAGTACCGCACTTGCGGGTGCATTGGATCGCATCAGCATCACAACGGTAGGTGGAGCGGACACTTTCGACGCTGGCAAGATTAACGTCATGTACGAATAGCCATGATTGACCTATTCATAGCCTCTGCCGCCGCACAAACTGCCGCTGCGATGAAAGACCCATTCTCTTACGGATGGCAGGTATACGCATGGGTGATGGCGTGGGCCGGTGCGGGCGGCTTTGTCTCGTTCTACCAGAAGATGAAACGAGGCGACGCAAGGGCATTCAACATTGTTGAGTTGGTCGGAGAACTGGTCACGAGTGCTTTTGTCGGCATTCTCACGTTCTGGATATGCGAGGCGTATCAGGTGCCGCAATTACTGGAAGCGGTGGCGATCAGCGTCTCGGGGCACATGGGAACGCGGGTCATTTTCATGATTGAACAGTGGGCGACGAAAAAATTCGGGGTGACTGATGACGCCAAGTCCTAAGTGTTACGACCTGATCAAGCACTTTGAGGGTTGCAAGCTGGAAGCCTACCCCGACCCTGCGACGGGAGGTGATCCGTGGACCGTTGGAACGGGCCATACAGGTCCAGAAGTCAAGCTGGGGTTGCGTATCTCGCAAGACATTGCAGACGCCTACCTGATGAAAGACGCGGAACACGCCGCGGATGCTGTAAAGCGTGGCGTTACGGTTGATCTTACGCAAGGCCAGTTCGATGCACTGGTCAGCCTGGTGTTCAACATCGGCGCCGGCGCGTTCCAGAAATCCACGTTGCTGCGGAAACTGAACGCCGGAGACACGCTTGGGGCAAGTCTGGAAATCCTGCGTTGGGACAAGGCAAACAACAAGGTCATGCCGGGGCTGACTCGACGGAGAGCGGCTGAACAGTCGCTGTTCCTGTCGTGATCCCGCCCATCGTCCTCAAAGTTGGAACGATCGGTCTCATTCTGGGGGCGTGCTGGCTGCACGGTTGCCACTATGGGGAACAGCGCATAAGTAAAGATTATGCCACTTATCGCATAAACGTCGAAAGTGTAGGTAAAGCGGCGCAAGCAGCAGCCGATGCGGAAAAGGCACTAAATGAAGCGAGAAAGGCGGCAAGCGATGCTAGTTATGCAAAGGCTTTGGGTGTTCTTGGGCGTGATATTGGCGAGTTGCGCAAGCGCACCAGTTCCGGTGCCTACGATCTGCCCGCCCCCGCCCCCTCTGCCACTTGTCCTCAAGGACAGCGATGCTTCGATAGGGACGGGTTTGATGCCGCGCTTAGAGACTTCGAGGGAGAAGTTCTTACGCTCGTTGGAGAGGGCGCAACGCTAAAACTGCGCATGGATGAGGCGATTACTTGGGCTAATCGGCTCAGTCCGTGAGGCGAAAACTTCGGTGAAAACTTCGGTGAAAACTTCGGTGTTCATTAACCGCGCATGTTCACTAAAAATGAACAAGGCTAGTTACTGAACAGCGGCACTTGTAGTCAACCTGCGAGGAAATGCAACATGTACTTCCTGATCGTAGTTGCGCTTATTGGCGGGACCCCCCAATCCCTCGCAGGGGCGTTCAAGGACTTGCCGGCCTGTCTCGAAAAACGCAGGGAAATAGAGGCCATCGTGATCAGCGATCCCGCCGTGCAATTTTACTCAGTTGACTGCGTAAAAGGTTTTGCGCCTTTGAAAGCGATGTGATGAAGATGCCGCCACCCCTGATGACGGATGAAGAAGCGTGTGAAAGCATCATCGGGGTCAGCATTGCCGGCATCGGATTGATGCAGGGTCAGACAACCATTTTCTTAGAGGACGGGCGCAGCGTGGTGTTTGAGGGCTGCGACAGGTTGTGGATTGAAGTTAAGCCACGGGTGCATTGATGGAGTTAGTCCTCATCACCTGGGATGACGCATCGGCCCTCGATCACGGCTGGACCGATCCGGCAGATGAAAGGCCAGTGGCACAGATTGTTCAGACGGTAGGTTTTTTGGTGGCACAGACGGACGGCTACATCGTGATTGCACACACCACGGATGGAGCGTTCGTGAACGGTAGGTTCCAGATTCCACGCGGCATGATCAGGACGATCAAGCCTCTACGCAAGAAGCGGAAACCGAAAGCAAAGCCAGATGGGAATCCCCCGAGTATCTGAAGCGGAGTTCATGCGGTTGTTTGAAGAACTGCAAAGCGCCAAAAAGGTTGCTGATGCCATTGGAGTCGATGTCAGAAATGTGCAGGACAGGCGCAGGAACCTTGAGCGCAAGCATTCGTGGCGTGCACCTGTATTTGACCCTCGGAGGCCGCGATACAACACCGCGCCGGTTCATAGCGCAAACAAGGCCATCATCAATTGGAACGTCGATGAAGGCGTGATTCTGGTGGGATCGGATGCGCACATCTGGCCTGGCGAACTCACCACGGTGCAACGAGCGTTCTTGCATTTTGTGCGGCACTTCGACCCTGCGCCGGTTAGCATAGTTGCTAATGGTGACTGGTTTGACGGAGCAAGAGCGGGGCGCTTCCCGTCGATTGGATTCCTTGAAACGTCCCGGCCTCGCATCAAAGATGAGATTGAGGCTGTTCAGGCGTACATGGGCGAGATCGAAAAGAACGCACGCGGAGCCAAACTATTCTGGCCGCTCGGCAATCACGATCTGCGCTACGAAGGAAAACTGGCCGCGTTGGTCCCCGAATACGAGGACATCAGCGGCATGCACCTGAAAGACCATTTTCCGTTGTGGTCACCCTGTTGGCGGCTGGACGTTAACGACGATCTGGTCATCAAGCACAGGTGGGCCAATGGATTGCATGCGGTCTACAACAACACGTTGCGTTCGGGAAAGTCGTTCGTCACCGGCCACCTTCACAGCCTCAAGGTTAGTCCATGGACGGACTATCTAGGCACGCGGTACGGTGTGGACTGCGGGACGATGGCAGACCCTTACGATGACCAGTTCATCCATTACACGGAAGCCAATCCGGTGAACTGGCGATCCGGCTTTGTGGTGCTGACCATCAAGGGCGGGAAGTTGATGCAGCCCGAGCTGGTGCAGAAGTGGGACGATACCCACGTTGAGTTTCGCGGACAGTTGCTGGAAGTATGAGTACCACCCTTGTCATCCTGGTCACGCTGGCCTACCTTGGCACGGCCATCGACCTCGGGCGCAAGGGCGACCTGGGCCATTGCGTGATGTTTATCGGGTACGCCATTGGAAACCTTGGCATGCTGCTGGCGCTGAATTAACGCCGTCGTACAAAGGCAGTATCCCCGCTAGAGCGGGGGAATGTGGGTTCAACTCCCACCGGCGTTAACCTACAATTTATCGTTTTGTAGGATAACCATTATGGACAGTGTGAGCCGATATTGTCTGTAATGGGCGTTAGGATCAACCGGCATCGACGGCATGGATTATCTTGTTTTATCTGTCTAAAACCCTGATTCCCGCTCTCTGAAATTTTCGGCAATTCTGGACGGTTTTTGTCTAACAGAAATCGCCGGTTTTCGCTCTGCCGCTATGGGTAGACCTCGGGTATAGTGTGTCAGTTCCGTTTCGCTCTGTACACGGCCTGAATTTATCTAACGTCTAGCGCGTTGTCTAATACTTGGGCCTTCTACAAGAGGGGAATTTAGGCCGCGAAGATAGTCTCGCGTTGTTCTCGCGTCCTTGTGACCAAGCAGTTTTTGCGGGTCAATCCCAAGCCGTTCGCTGTCCGTTGCCGACTTCGCCCGGATGTCATGCAGGTTGGCATCCTCGACCTTCGCGGCCTTGCAAGCTGCAACCCATTGGGCAAGGACAACCGTGTACCTGGGCGGCTTTGCACGCTTGTGAGCGACTTCGCCACGCAGTAGGAACCCGGTAGGCAGGGTGGCAACTTTGCCTTCGCTGGTGAGCGATTTGGCGCGTTCTATGACTGCTTTCAGTTCAATCGACCATTTGATTGTCAGCCGCGATTCGGTCTTTTGCTGGACGAAGTTAATCCCGTCCTCGGCCAGATCATCGTACTTGATAGCGAGAACGTCCCCGATACGCTGCCCGGTCAGGTAGCAAATGTCCATAATGACCTGAAGGCGCGGCCCTGCATGCTTGTAGATCGCGTCAAACTCGGCGTCGGTGAGCAACCTACCGCGAGACTTAACCGGGTGTTTCCGCACGCTGATGCAGGGGTCATGCTCAATCATTTCCAGACCAAGGGCGCGTTTCATCACCAGCCGCAGGAACCCTAAATTCCGGTTCGCTATGCGCGGGTGCGCTATCTGCGCGTCCATCATCATTTGCGCATGCCTGCGGCGTATCTGCTCGGGATGGAAGTCGCTGAATATCTTGTTCAGGGCTTTGCGGGCTTGGTCGTATGTTGTAACTGTGTTCGCCGCCCACTTGGTCTTTAGGATGGCGTGCGTCTGATCACAGAAAGCCGGAAACGAACCCGCGCCCTGTGCGCCGCTGGTAATCCGCGCATACTCCATCAACGCCTCGCGCCGGTCAACGCCTAGCCGCGTCCATTTCCCGCGCTTCACCAGCCAATACGCGCCATGCTTCTTGTACACGCACGGCGGCAAACCCTCTGGATTGAGGCGGCGGGGGCGGTTCATTGTGCTTCCCAAAGTAGTTTTTGGCCTTGCAACAATTGAGCGGTGTCGATTCTTGGGCGACTTGGCACGTTCCAATTACCGCCGCCACGCAAGCCTAGCAACTTCCAACCAGCTGCGCGAAGGCTTGCGCCACCTTCATCCGGCAAGGTGTAGGTAATTAGACGCCTGTAGCCCAATGCCTTGGCGGCACGCCACGCGGCCCCGTAGAGCATGCTGCATGCGTTTCTAGCCCCATCCGTGCAGCAACGGTTAACCTCAAGCGTCCAACCATCATCGCTGTTACGCGCAACCGGACGCCCCACCATTGCAACGCCGCGCACTTTGTCGTTTTCGCTTACCGCAACGCAGAACTTGACCCCCGGCATGGGTTTATGATGCCTGTGATACGCCGACACAAACGCATTTGCTTCCGCAAAGTCAATCGGCTGAACCTGAAGCGTCACAGATGCAACTCCGGTTCCTTGCGGTCAACAACTTTATCACCCGCCATGAACACAACCGGCGACCCGTCCCTGCGAACTGAATACGCAATGCCCATGTAGTCAAGTTCCCGGCGTTGTGCAGAGTAGCGAGACTTGCCGGTCAGCGCCTGGACGGCGGCGTGCGAGAGGGGGAGGGTCTCGTTCATTTCCAAGCCTCGGGGAATTCTTGCCGGATGGTGTCGCGGACCTGATGCCCAAGCCTAAATCCTTGTTCGTGCGCCAATTCGTAGCACCGCCGCACCGCCTGTGCCTCGGC